AAAATTACCTGCAGATGTGCGAAGGGTCTTCAAACAACTTCAAGTGTTGCATGCTGAAAAAAAGATACAGAACAAAGCTAAGAATGACTTTCTATCTTTTGTGAAATGTATGTGGCCTGATTTTGTAGAGGGGTCCCACCACAGGCACATCGCAGATAAATTTAATAAACTAGCCACAGGCGAAATAAAACGCCTGATAGTGAATATGCCACCAAGGCATACTAAATCAGAATTTGCATCTTATCTATTGCCATCGTGGATGGTGGGCCGTGAACCGAAGTTAAAGATAATTCAAACTACACACAACGCAGAACTAGCCGTGAGGTTTGGTCGTAAGGCAAAGAACCTAATCGACTCGGAAGATTATCAAAAAATTTTTAAGACTACACTACAAGAAGATTCAAAAGCTGCAGGACGTTGGGAAACTTCTCAAGGCGGTGAATACTTTGCTGCTGGTGTTGGCGGAGCAATCACAGGTCGTGGTGCTGATCTATTAATCATTGACGACCCACACTCGGAACAAGATGCATTATCTCCTACAGCACTAGACTCGGCATACGAGTGGTATACATCAGGTCCTCGTCAACGTTTACAACCAGGCGGTAAGATTGTTCTTGTGATGACAAGATGGTCTACAAAAGATCTAACTGCTAAACTTATAGCGAACCAGAAAGAACCGAAGTCTGATCAATGGCACGTGGTCGAGTTTCCAGCACTCATGGATCACGGACCAGTGTGGCCTGAATATTGGAACACGGAAGAGTTAGAGAAAGTCAAAGCATCACTGCCCGTTGGTAAATGGAACGCACAGTGGATGCAGGCTCCTACATCAGAAGAAGGAGCTATATTAAAACGTGAGTGGTGGAGAGTTTATAACAAAGATGACATACCACCTTTACAACACGTCATACAATCTTACGACACAGCATTTCTTAAAAAAGAAAAAGCTGATTATTCGGCTATCACAACGTGGGGTATATTCTATCCAAACGAGGATAGCCCAGCTAATTTAATATTGCTGGACGCCATCAAAGGGCGATACGAGTTCCCAGAACTTAGACGTCTAGCTTTACAGCAGTATGAATATTGGAAACCAGAGTCTGTCATTATAGAGGCAAAGGCATCAGGGCTACCTTTGACCTATGAACTTCGGCAAATGGACATCCCAGTAATTAACTTTACACCTAGTAAAGGAAATGATAAACATGCTAGAGTAAACTCCGTAGCGCCTCTTTTTGAGTCTGGAATGATATGGGCGCCAGATCAGAAATTTGCAGAAGAGGTGATCGAGGAATGTGCAGCATTCCCTAACGGCGATTACGACGACCTTGTGGATTCTACAACACAAGCTATCATGCGCTTCAGGCAGGGCGGATTGATACAGCACCCTGAAGATTACGTTGAAGAGAAGAAAGACCCTACACCAAAGGTATATTATTGATGGTTAGCAGATTAAAAAATTTACGAGATTTAGTATATTCGATTATAAGAAAACGAGGCGTGGGCAAAGGTCCAGGGATCACGAATATTGGAACAAACACATTAAAACTAAATCAAGAGGCCATGGACATCATCGCCGAGATGCAGAAAGCAGGTTACAAACTTGAAAACATCGACGAAGCATCAATCAAAATATTTCTAAACAATAGAAACCAACCAGCTCCTACAGGAAAACAAATTATAGATTCAATGGAGAAGACAGATGTTTTCTCTCAAGATAATCCTTTCATGGGTTTCAAGCCCGAGATTGTTAAGGACACTAAAAAAGTTGATCCAGTCAAAGCAACTTCAGCTAAAGATCTGATGAGCGAACTGGCTAAACTGACAAGTAAAAATGTTGACGATATTAAACTAGGCATAGCATCTAAAACTAAAAAAACAAAAGATCCTGTAGATCCTGCTCTACAAGAGCTAGAAGATAGGGCTAAACCTTTCAAAGAGTTTGAGGCTAGAAATAAAACAAGATTAGGTAAAATTAATTACGATGTTATGGAAGATTTTTTAGGTACGAAACTTCGTGGCGATGAAAGCTTTGATGAATTATTAGAGATCGAGAGAAAAGCAAAAGCTAAAAAACCACCAGAAGATAAAGCAGATGGTGGGAGAATAGGATTTGGAAATGGTAGCTCCAGATCTGGTTTACCTGCTATACAATTAGAGAGTCAACCCAAAGGAGATCTACCACCAGTAATGCCTGAAACTTTTGGGTTCCAACCTTTAATGCCTATAATGAATGAAAAAATGATTACTGAAGGCAGTTCTTTAAAAGAACTTATGAAAGCAATTGGACAAAGAACTACACCTAATTATGGCATAGGTTATAAGATGCCGTTTATGGATGGTACTTTAGGATTTGGTGCTGGGCCTTTTATTGGTAATACATCCAATCAAGGTATAGGTATAAATTTTAGAAGACGATTTAAGAATGGTAGTAACATGTCTCGTAGAACATTTTTAAAATTAATGGGTGGACTTGCATCCATACCTTTTTTAGGTAAATACTTTAAAGGTGCTAAGACTGCTGCTAAAGTTGCAGAGACAGCAACTTCTACTTCTGGCGTGCCAGCGTACTTTCCAAAACTTGTAGAGAAGATAAAATTATTTGGTGATGATGTTACATCAAAATCTGCAACAGTAGAACGTCAGAGAGTCACTGAATATAAGAACTACACTTTAGAAGAAGATTTATCCACTGGAGATATAAGAGTTGTAAAAACCAAAGAGGGCGGAGGAACTTTTCAAACTCCAGATGGAGACTTTGATTCTTTCGATGGAGTTACGTCCGAAGAAATTTTAGAACTTAGAAAAGGGTATCAAGAGATAGATCCCAAAACTAAAAAAGTTATTGAGGTTCCTGACGAGTATGAAGAAGTAACAGTTAGACCAGACATGGATGGTAAGATGAAAGACGTTGAAGATGGTTTAGATAATCTTGATGAAATTTTAAACGAGGTTGGAGAAGTTCAAACTAAAAAGAAAAAACTTGCAAGTGGCGGCGTCGCTTACATGCTAGGAGAGTAATGAAGATTAACGAATATAACGAGATGATGGCTTACTTAACGAAGCCAGATAAAAAACCTGTAACACCAGAACGTAAACCAAAAAAATCTACAAGAGAAGCTTACAAAGAATATCTAGAGATCAGACCTTTCTTAGATGCAGAGTCTCAAATGTTTATAGAGAAGGAGTTGGGATTTGCAATGGGTGGATCTGTGGAAACACCTAAACGTGGCTTGGTTGATGAACCAGGAAGCTATGCTGGAGATGATGAGTATGGAAAATTTATAAGAGAACGAAGGTCTAAATACACAGGTAAAATTACTGGGTTTGACTTAAGATCTTCGGATACTGCTTACACAAAAAAACCTTTTAGACAAGATTTTAAGGTTTCAGAATATGGAAGTGTTGATAAAGCTTTAGAAGCGGCTAAAAAAACTAGAGCTAAAGTCTTTCCTGCATATCTTTCAAATGAAAAATTTATGCAATTAAGAAAGGAAAAAATTAACTTAACTAATCGTGAATTTGCTAATTACTTAAATAATGAAACGCCGTATCGTCCGTCTGGCTTGTCATCTAAAGGAGAAGGAACAGGCAAATGGACTAATCGTAATATTAAAACAAAGATGGGAGCTTTATCAAAAAAAATGCCCGAGTTTGCTGATGTCAAAAGTAAATTTGTGGTACCTAAAAAAGAAGTGCCTGCTGATATTGCTGATGAAATTTATGAAAAGTATTTAAAAGCGGTTAAAGAAGGTAAACGAGAAGGAACAATAATAGGTTTAGGTAGAGAATATTTTCCTGGTGAAACTAGGGATTCTCAACAAAAAGCAATACAAAGAATTTTAAGAGAAAAAGGAGAAGACATAACTAAATTTAAAAAAACAGGACCAGGCATAAGCAATAAAAAGACAAAAACGGAAAGAATAAAAAATTTAATAGTAGGTAAAAAATTTGCTGGAACTGAAGCAGGTCAACTGTCTGACGAGATTCTTTTAGATATAAAGTTTATGAATGAAAAAGTTAAAAATATGTCACTTGAAGATATAGCTGCTAATAAAAAATATATTATGTCTATGAGAATAAACGCTTCTATGGATAATCTTTCCAAAGGGAAACTTACTTTTGATAAATACAAAGATCTTACAGATTTGGAGGTAGCACAAAAGATTAAGGATAGAGCCGCTGCCAATAAATTTTTTGACGTGGAGCATATATCAAGTGTAAAAGGAAAAGCAAAAAACATATACTATCCAAACAATATCCAGATGGCTACAGGAAATATTGGTTCTTTTATGGACAACTTTAAAAGAATACCTATTGAACAACCTAACAATTCTGTAATACCTAAAATTGACAAATTATTATCTAATTATAATTTAACTGTAAGAGACGCTAAAAATAATATTAGATTAGGAAATAAAGCAGTAATTGAAGTCACTGATGGAGTATCTAATATTGTTAGAGATAATTTTAATGCTGTTGACACAGTATTTGAAAAACAAAAGGTAGTTAAACCAACAGGATCAAAATCTGCAGTTACAAAACAAAGGATTATTGGACCATCATCCAAAGGTGTAACTTTAGGATCTAACTTTGCTAATGTTAATCCAGAACTTTTAGATTTTAGAAAACTACCTGGTGACGTTTCTAATTTATATAGAGCAGCTGCTGCGACCGCAGCTAAATCTCCCGCGACTTTAAATGCTTTAAGAAAAGCAAGAGCCGCTGCAAAATTTACTGGACTTGGTTTAGCTGGTGAAGCAGCTTTCACTGCACCTTTTGCACTTTCTAATTATGCTGCTGGAAAATCAGGAAAAAGAATATTGGGCGATGCAACATACGGTCTTTTTGGACAAACTGAAAATGAAGAACTAAAAGATGCGGTAGGAGAATTAGGTTTTGCAACTAAAACACTTGATGATCTATCTACTTTGTTACCAGCGATTGAAGCTAAATATAATACCTTTAACGATCAAAATGATCCAAGAGGAGAAAAACGAAATCAATTTAAAAATTTATATGAAGCAAACGTAAAAAAATATGATGATAATTATAATCTCTTTACGAACGATCAAGGTGAATTTAATAAAGATTTATATCAACAAGCTGTAAATAATTATAAAGCAGGAGTTATGCAGATACAAAAATTTGACAATATAGCTAAACAACAAAGAGCAGATATGCGTACAGGTTTAGAAGTACCAGATATAGATTTAAATTTCTTCTCTACACCAATAGCAAACACACCTGCATACGATTTTGCAGGTGGTGGTATAGCTAAATTAGCTGGTAAATCATCGGGCCCGCCACCAGAATCAGGACCTACACCACAGGGCTTGGATTTTCTATTGAAACGTGGTAGATAAATGACGGAGTAATAAATGGCAGATATAGACAAAGGGCTCCCTAGTAATACTCGTACCGAAGTAAAAGTTCCTGGCGCGGAAGAGGTCGAAGTAAAAGAGGAGATCAAAGAACAGTTACCAGTAGAAGTTACACCTGAAGAAGATGGAGGTGCGACTATCAACTTTGAACCAGGTTCCATTAACATACCTGGCACAGAATCTCATTTCGATAACCTAGCAGATATTTTACCTGATGATGTTTTAAATCCATTAGGTAATGAAATGAAAACAAATTACATAGACTATAAAATGTCCAGAAAAGATTGGGAAAAATCTTATACTGATGGGCTTGACTTACTCGGATTCAAATATGAAAACAGAACAGAACCTTTCCAAGGTGCATCGGGTGCCACGCATCCTGTTCTTGCAGAAGCTGTAACACAGTTTCAAGCAACAGCTTACAAAGAATTATTACCAAGCGATGGTCCAGTTAGAACACAGATCTTAGGAATTAAAACACCAGCTAAAGAGCAACAAGCAAAACGTGTAAAAGATTTCATGAACTATCAGATCATGGATCAAATGAAAGAATACGAACCAGAGTTTGATTCTATGTTATTTCATTTACCATTAGCAGGATCTACATTTAAAAAAGTTTATTATGATTCTTTAATACAAAGAGCTGTATCAAAATTTGTTCCTGCTGATGATCTTGTGGTGCCTTACACGGCAAATAGTTTAGATGAAGCAGAATCTATTATACATGTTTTAAAAGTTTCTGAAAACGATTTACGTAAACAACAAGTCTCTGGTTTCTATGCTGACATAGAACTTGGCGGACCAACGGTGAGTGTTAACGATGAAGTTTCAAAAAAAGAAAAAGAATTAGAAGGCACAACTAAATCTGGAAAACAACAACCTGTATATACATTATTAGAATGTCATGTTGATTTAGATTTAGAAGGCTTCGAAGATATTGGTCCAGATGGCGAGCCATCTGGTATCAAGCTACCTTACATCGTAACTGTTGAAGAAGGTAGCGGAACGGTTCTTTCGATAAGAAGGAACTATGCGCCCAACGATCCAAAAAAAGAAAGAGTCCAATATTTTGTCCACTTTAAATTTCTGCCAGGACTAGGATTCTACGGATTTGGATTGATACATATGATTGGCGGATTGAGTCGAACGGCAACGGTCGCTCTCCGCCAATTATTAGATGCAGGAACTTTG